AAGAGTTAGGCCACGAAGCAGGCGCCGTCTGGTTAACCATCGGCGCGCTAAATCGTATGACTAAATTGTTAGGCTTTGCTGTCAGGTGATCTTTTATCCAAGCTTCACGAGTCGGTAACCAGTGACGCTTAGAGGGTGTTAACCTGCAGACTTCATAAATTTTTTTAAGATGATCTAGATCTTGTACATCGCCTGAGTCGTGCCATCTGAACACGTCGGGCTTCTTGCTGTTGATCAGGTGAGCCATTGCCTGGACCCAGTTCGGACTTTTAATTGCTTCTAATCTCCGATACTGTGCATCCTGAACAACCTTGAACACGTAACAGCCTTTGAGCGCGTAACAATCATAACAGACTGAGCCCTTAACAGCCTGAAGCTTGCCGCCAGTCTTGCATTCTTTGGCAGGTAAACCTATCGACCATCCCGGCATCTTTGAAGGCTTGCTTAAGCTCCCGCCTATAATTTTTAATGCTTCTTTGGTTTGCATATATCCTTTATAGTCCTATATTGTTTTCTTGTCAAGCTTGCCGCTTGACGCTTGCAGCTTGCCGCTTGTTGCTTGTAGCCGTTGGCCTCGAGCCAGCGCCAGTGGTTAATTAAAACCTGAATACTTTCTGAACCGTTTCTTGCCATAATTCCTTTCTCGCGGGCTTTGGGTTGTTCTAGTTCAGCCAAAGCCCTAACCAGTGCAGGTCCCAGGGTCCGATTTTCTACACTGATCCCAGGTCCCGCAGGCTCGCAAGCGATAACCTAACTAGTATAAATTACAGGACCAGGGATCAGTTCTAGCTGTGCGTGTGTTTGGATCTCTTTCAATCTACTTTACACCACAACCAGAAGTTGTCCCACCAAATTAGAAACGAGTTAGAGATAAAACTTAACTAATTTGATAAATCCAATATAATGCTTGACTATCCTATTGTCAAGTGTTAAAAACAAATCATGCAAAAAATAAATACAGAAAGAGGTAGCATGACTAAAGAGAAGAAAATAACACTTAACGCAGAAAAGCG